GCATTAGGATCAGTTTGAATATTAGGATCAAGTGAATTAAAGTCATCAACATCTAATACCCCATCTCCATCGTCATCAGTATCTTCAGAATCAGGTATCCCATCACCATCAGTATCTAAAAGGTCTAAAGGATCTCCTGCACTAGGATCAGTTTGAATATTAGGATCAAGTGAACTAAAGTCATCAACATCTAATACCCCATCTCCATCGTCATCAGTATCTTCAGAATTAGGTATCCCATCACCATCAGTATCTAAAGGAGCTACACCATCAGTATCTTCAGAATCAGGTATATCATTATCATCAGTATCTTCAGAATCAAGATTATCATCTAGATAGTTCTGTATTCTGTCGTTATTGTCTTGAGCATCTGAATGATTACCCAGCAATGCGTCTATTTGATTTTGAGTTAAAGTAATACCTGTATTTTGGGTGTACGCATCTAACTCAGCTTGAGTGATCTGGCGAGGGTCTAAGTAATTGTAAAACTCTGTGCCACTGGTGTTTTCTAGATCCGCATCTCCAAAGTTAGACAACACAAAGTTGTCTATTTCTTCTTGGCTAGGAGTATATCCAGCATCAGCAAACGCTTGTGAGGCTTCGGCACTGCTTATATTAGCCTCGTCAAAGGCAATATCCATGAGATTAGACGTTACTAACGGGTCTGTTACTCCTAACTCTTGTAACTGCGCTGATACCGCCGCCTGATCTGTACTGCCAGAAGTTAATAAATTATTAATCTGTGGGTTGTAATTACCTATAAAATTACTTAGAAAGTCTCCTGTATCAACAGCTAACGACGTGCCTCCAGCAATACCGCCGCCAGCTATAACACCAAACATTGCTGCTGCCGTTACATTACCTGTAATATCACGAGTGGGGTCAAGTTGATACAAAGCTGACTCAGTAACAACACTAGTAATGCCTTCTTCTATTCCCTCAGTTATACCTTCTTTTAGGGTTATAGTAGCGCCTCTAGAAAAACGTTCTCCTATCTCTTCAAATACATTATTTAAAGAACCTGTAGCTTTATCGGTCAGAAATGCTTTTTCTAAAGACAAGCCCCCTGCCCCAGCAGAAAGAGCCGCTAGAGACATAGCAGTAACACCTGCTTTCTGTGCTAAATTCAAAGCATATACTTCAGCTTCAGCTTCAGGCATACCAGATTGCAACGCTACTGCTAACGCCTCCTCATATGTACCCGATGCAGTACCTCCGTAAGCCTCTGCCATATCAGACGCTAAGGCTGCACTCATACCTCCGCGTTGGGCCATAAGACTAGCGGCTTCATCTGCATATTTTAATAACCCAGCAGCGCCTTTTATACCTACACTAGCAAACCCTCCAACTAATAAAGGTACTAATTCTTGCATAGCCTCTACGCCAATGTACTCAGCAAGAAACTCTGTGGGATGATCTACAAATGCTCCAAATATAGCCTCTGCTGTAGCAGCAGCCCCTACAGCGTCTCCTATCTTCTTACTCATGGCTTCTTGAGCAGCTACATAATCTTCGGGTAAGTAAGAATCTGCAAGCTCACCTAGCTCGTTTAACCCTTTACCAAACGGAGTGGAGTTAGGGTCTATACCCATAGCTATAACCACACCATTAAAGGCGCTAAGAACTCCTTCTGTAGCACGGTAGAAGTTAGCAAGTCCTGTTATACCACTTCCTGCCTCCTCCCTGCGATCTAAAGCATCTTTAGCTTGGTCTATCCACCAACTGCTTTCTCCCGTTGCCCGTGCAGCCTCTTCCTCTAACGCAGCAAGCTGTGCAAGGTATAGCTCTGGAGAGTTTTCTTTTAGCCAGCCAAATCCATCGTTAAAACGGGTAACTAATATAACAGACTCTAACTCATTTCCGTCGAGGTCATAAACATTCCTAAACCCACCAATAGTTCTTACTTGGACAAACTTGTCCCGCTCACTATCCCACTCAACTACACCAGTAAGTTCTATATTGTCCCACTGCAACAGTCCGGTATTTGGGTTAGGTATTAACTTCGCAGTGCCGTTAGCAATGTCCATATCAGTAACTCCTTCTGCCCTAGCTATTTCTTCAGAAGGATCGTTACTGTTAATGTTATTGGTTACTAATACTTGTTTAGACTCATCAGATAGTTCAGTACCTAGTTCTTGGGTAGGTAACCCAGCGGCCTCTAATAGATCATTTGTTGCTTCGTTTACTGTGGTAGGTATGCTGGCAGACTCTGCTAATGCGGAGTTTAACAACCCTAAAAAGTTAGTCATAACATCTGAGTTAGGGTTAGCTATAAACTCTTTTAATGCATCTATATTATCGCCAAACTCACCAGCTAATTTTTTAGCTATAACCTTAACATTTTCACCGCTTAACAAAGCTGGGTTTAACCCAGCCGCAGCTATGGTAGTCAATAGGGCTGTGTTTTTAGTATTTGTTAATGCTTGGTTATATTCAGTAGAGTTGGTGTATAATTTTTGTTGCAACCCCATATTTAAATAATGCTCGTAAGCATCTGTCCCTTCAGGCAGATTGTTATGCTCGGCATAAAACTCCGCATTAAAATTAGGGTTTAACTCCGATACTACTCCTTCGTTTATGTTGTTATATAAAGGCTGTAACTCTTTGTCTAGAGCTTCTGTACCTGAGACAAGTGTACCTAAAGAGTCCGCATATTCTTTATATAACCCAGTAGCAGGTTGTTGTCGGTCTACCGGCCCAAACTGAGTATATTCAGTTACTGTACGAGCAGGTTGTCCAACAGCAGTTATGGTCTCATTTATAGTGTCATTTAACTCAACAAGTCTTGGGTTGTATACATTCTCTACATCATCTCTAAACGTAGTAAGAGCCGCGTCATAGGCGTTTTTAGCTTCCGCTGAAGCTATACTAAGGTCTCCTATAAGTGCTGTCTGTTCACCTTCAGAAAGGCCGAGCCTTGTTAAGTTATTTGGATCAAAAGGATCTCCTACAATTTTACTAAGTGCTTGTTCCGCTGCTATCCTTGCATCATCTAACCTTTTAAGTTCTGTGGCTTCTTCTCCAATGGTGGTAACAAGTTCATTATATTCCCCCACTGCCTCTGCGTTTGCTAGTACATTCTTATCTATAGCCTCAGCAGCTAACCTAACGTCAGTGTAGTTACCTGATACTCTATCGAATAACTCTGATGCGTCATCTAGTAATCCTTGGAACCCACCCTCAGTTAAAGAGCCTTTAATTGCATTAGCAGTGTACGCAGCTATTGACTGCCCAAATGCTTCGCTACCACTACCCCCCGACAGTGCCGCAGATACAGTGTTTTGTATAGTTCCTGTTATAGCAGTTAGAGTGCGGCTTCTTAAATTTGGTAGTGTAGACTCGTCTATAGAAGTATTAGGATCATCTACAGTTGTGGGTATTAAGTCCTCAAACCCTATATCTTCTAGAAGATTATTTACGGACTCAGCGGTTATAACCTGTGCCGTTATTGCTCTTGCTAGTTTAAGTTCGTCTATCTCTCCATTAACAATTATTTGAGCTAAAGAACTTTCTAGTCCTGATGCTAACGCATTAATAACTGTATCAGGCAAAGACTCAAGAGATATACCCTGTCCTTCTAACTGCTCTCCAACTTTACCTAATCCTGCACGTACAAACTGAGTAACTCCTCCTGTTATAAACGCATCTATAGGATCTTCATCATATATTGCAGCAGTTGTAGCAGCCCTAGTACCTTCGGTTATCGCTGACGTTACTAAACGTCTAGTACCATCGCTTACTCCTGCCGCACCTAATTCTTCCCACGCATAAGTACCAGCGTAATCACTTACTCCTTCCGCTATTTGCCCCGATGCGTAAGATATTGCATATGCTTTAAGTGCGCCGTCTATACCTTCGCCATTTGCTAAAGCAGATGTAGCATCTACCATAGCGTATAATTTTAGCTTCATAGGTGCGGGTAATGGAGCCGCCATTATAGCTATCTTAGCTATAGTCTCTATTGGGTTATCAATAAAGCTCTGTATTTGAGCTTCTACAGATTTAATAATAGGTTTAAATATTTTATCGTTAACCCAAGACCCTACATCTAGTATAGGATCAAGAATCTCATCGTCGATAAAATCCCAAACGTCATCTAATGCGCCTGTAGCTTTGTCCCATACCCAACTCATGCCGCCACCTTCTTTTTAACGGGCAATAATAAAAACACTCCATACACAGGGTCTTTTTTGTGTTTTGCAATGTGTATATTGCCACCTAACTCTACTATAGAAGGATGGATTTTTTTTAACAGAGGTACAAGTCCCCCTGCATACTCCGCTTTAAACTCAGCATAGTAATGAGTAATACCTTTCCGCATAAGATACTTAGCAAAATTTAAATAGTTTTGAAGGGTATTTTCTCCGGTATCCACGTTCATAACGTGACCTTGCATCTGCGTACCTTTCTTCTCACGATGCCCTAGAAACACGGTGTTACCAAACTGCACAACATCTGCGGTAGGCAACGCTATTTCGGCAGCAATAGCATACCCAGCCGCGTCAATAGGAACTTTTCCAGTACCTACATTTTCCATAAAAGTAAATATGACTTCTTGCTGAGAAGCCTTTCGTTGCTTACTATCTATTACTTTCATTATGTAATCTCAAGTATGCTAGCTACGACGTGCAGTCTATTGGCAGTAGCAGCGGTTACTTTTATTATCTCGCCTGTCTGTACTACCAACGGGGCGGTCAGTAGTTCTACTGTACCATTAGCACCAACGGCTTTAACCTTAAACAAGCTAAACACTGCACCAGCAGCATTAGTTAGGGTTACGGTAACAGTGTCTGCGTTACCAGAGTCTTCTGATACCAATATAGACTTGACGATGCCGGTAGTTAACGCTGCACAGGTATACAGTGTAGTTACACCCGTTCCGGTTAGATCAACCTTTGCATTTACGTATGTATTAGCCATTAGCTCATAAACCAAGTATTAGCTTCAGCCTGAAGGACAAGTGTATCATTCCTCAAGGCTTGGTCTAGTTGATTAAAGTACAGACGTAGGGAGTTGTTAAACTTCTCAAAAGCTATTTTAGAGTACTCGTCAGGAGGACTAGGCAGTAGTGGAGCAACAAACTCTACCCCGTAATTCGTAAAGTCTACAGACATTACCTTCTCCCATCAGGCCGCATATCTATGCGAGGTGAACCTAACTGCCACGTTACTCCCTGTGCTGTAGACTCTACCTTAAAGCTAACCTGCCTACCTCGCACACGCAAGAATATCTGTTCTGTAAACTTCTCAACAGGAGATGTAGCTGTCCTAGTTACTGACCCGCCACTATTACCACTCTCCGATAACGGGTCGTTAAACCCAGAGCCTGAGTTCTGCAACGCAGATAGAGACATACTAACAACAGGAGAGTCAGCCGTAGACCCATCAAAAGTCACGTCAGGGATCATACGCGACACTAACATAAACTTATGCCCATCATCTAGGTCAAACTGTGCAGACGTAATAGAGGCTGTTATAGCCGCTGTGGTGCCAGTTTCGGCATCGTCTAACCCTACTTCGTGTTGTACTAAGTTATTGTTGTTAGTAGCCGCTAGAGGAAAATCTCGTATACCAGAGTCTAACCACGCTGTACGTGATAGCGTACCGTAGTACCATATCTGTTGCACGTAGTTGTATACAACGTACCTATCGTTTGTGTTGCTACTAGCAGAGGGGTAGAACCACCATATCTCGTCAAACCCTTCGTTAGTACTACCGAATATCTGCTGTATGTTGTCACGGTTTATGTCGTCAAATATGTACCGCTTTACGTTACAAGGCAGTACTTTTACACCGCCATCATACATGTAGAACTTGTCTTTACCGAACCAGTAAGCCACGTTATCGGCAACAGCTACGCTGTTCTGAGACATAATAGATGCGTTCTCGCCTACAAGCTGCGCTGCCCATACAACAGGTGCGCCAACATACTGTAACGAGTACACAGAGAAATCAGTCCACACTAACAGTTCTTGTCTAGTTTGTTCGGCTGCAATTATCTCAGAGCCACGAGACAGCCTAAGATCACCTGCCTGTGTTGTTGCCGTAGGTGTCCAGTTAGTAGCATCTTCTTGGTCAGACCATCTAATAAGCATAGGGTCTTGTGTAGTAGTTCCTAACGTATTAGCACCGAAGCAAAACACAAACCTGTTAATATCTGATACGAGTATTATGTTCTGTGCTGTAGGTACATTAGATGCACCAGCCTCTGCGCTAAGTAACGTAGCGGGGTTTCCTAGAGGAGTATCGTCAGAAGCGTCCCAGAAGTACAAAGGACTGCCCCTAAACCCAAGTATTAAGTCTTCTCCAAAATTACCTTGGCTCCATATACGAAGGCTTTCTGTACTAGCTCCCCCGTTACCCCACGTACCTTCTCCCCATGTACCGGCACTCCAACCTACTAAGGGGGATTCTAATGATACTCCCGTATTAATTTGGTATACAGCCGTGACCGTACCGCCACCTGTAGCAGACGAGCTAGCAGTTGAAGCTGCTGTAATAGTGTACGTATTTCCGGTAGCGTAAGTTATCTGAAACTCACCGTTAAGTGTAAGCCCCCCTGCCGCAGAAGCGTCACTAAAAGTAACAAAGTCACCGTTACTATACCCTCCATTAGCATCAGTAACGGTAACAGTCGCAGAACCACTAACAGTAGTAAACGGGTTTGTAAGCGTGACAGTAGCGCGTATAGGCGTAATATCGTAATACGCCCCACCATCCTCTAAGTAATATTTAAGGTGTGTCCCTACACTGGTTATAGTTAAGTTAACTAAAGTCACCCACGAATGAAGTGACCGACATATACCTAGAAAAGTGTTAGAAGATATACGCTCCCACCCACCAATCTTCTCAGGCATACCTTGACGGAACCGCACCTTATCACTTTCGTACCATCCACCCTCACTCGTATACCGTGTATTCTCGCGGTTAACTCCGGGTTTTAAGGCTAATTTTTGTAGCGGCATAGCTCACCTACACTTTAGTCCAGTCTTTGTTCTGCCATAGTAATGCTTCTGCTTCTCTACGTCTAACTAACCCGTCTAACACCTTACCTCCAGCCCTGTTCCAACGTTTTATCTGGTGGGGTATATCAGCACGGCTGCTATCAGTATCGTCGTTGATACGAACCAGCAAAGTAGATTCAGCAAGGTTACCTCCACCAAGATTGTACACCCAAGATACGAGCGCATCGAACTCATGCTGTTGAAGAGGTACATTGACTTGTTTGTGTACAATTTTTTCAAATTTAAATAAGTCGTCTGCAAGTGAAGTCTCAGCCTCGTCTTGCGTACAGGTAGCTCCTTCCTTAACTCCCTTAGTTGTTCCAAAACCGATTGTCCATACTCCCGCACTACACTGATACGCATCTAACCTACAGCCCTCAAATTTTTTAATAAGGGCTATGCCCTCGCCACTAGTCTTCATTTAGCTTATCAACTCGTTCTTTTAACTGCTCAATTATAATACGTTGCGCTTCTATCTCTGTTTTTTGCTTTAACATTAAGACACGAAGACGTTCTTCATCATCAATTTGCGGCATAGGGAAAGGTAAGATCATTTTTCTCTGCTCACTCTCTGTACTTTCTCGACAGACCTCATAGCTCCTAACCCAAGCATACCCATCAACACCGGCATCATTGTAGATGTCTCGATCAAGGGTATCACAATGCCCGACTCAGCTAATGCAAGGCCAAAGTTTGCCATAGGTATCACAATAAAGTTTGATGCCATACCGAGTACGCACACCCAACCAACTGCGGGTCGCCAACCGGCTACAAACATACTACTACTTGCGGCCTCAACTTTGTTAACTTCCAGTTGCCCTTTTGCAAGTTCCTGCGCGTGGCGAGTAGCCATCGTATTGATCTCATGCGCCAGAGCATTCTTAGCGTCTTTGTCTTCAATAAACTTATCTAACAAACCCACAACTGGGCCAACCAGAGACTGCAACATATTTGCCCCCTACGCCGTGTTAAGAACTTCCATAACAGTCACCAGTATGGAGCCTACACTTGTTATACCAGCACCCATCCATTTCAGCCACTTCTCCGCCAAAACCTCAATGCTATTTGCTTCATCTCTACGCCGTCTTTCTTCCGCCGCTCTCATCCGCTTACACTCGCTTTGAAACTTCAGCCAATCGTCATAAAGGCCCGGTCTTCCTGCGTAAATCATCCACTCGCGTATCCACTCTTCTTGTTTTTTTAAACGCTCAAGTTGCATAAAGTTTTCAAGATAACTACCCTTACGCTTCTTGTTTGCCCGCCTCGATATGACCGACTTTGAGTTAAAATAAGTGGCACAACTATCGCTAACATCATACAACTCTCGCCCATTTTTTAAAGCAGACTTAATCGTATTAAACGCGGCATTGGCGGCTTGCACCTCTGCCAACATAAATCACTTCCTGCTCATATAGGCCGTGGCTCCGAAATACGCTCCACACAC